AACGCAACCACCCTTGATAGTGTAGATAGTACATCATTCTTACGCAGTGATGCGGCTGATACAAAGACATCTGGTGACTTGACGTTTAGTGATGACGTTAAAGCGATATTTGGCGATGGTAGTGATTTACAAATATTTCATGATGGTACAAATTCTAGAATTTACGGAACAACTGGTGATACAAATATAGGTCAAAATGCATTTGGTGCAGTTAAACTTACTGGTGATAATGACCAAGAAAATATGCTTGTTGCAAATGTAAACGGTTCTGTTGAATTATATCACGATAATAGCAAGAAACTAGAAACAACCTCAAGCGGTGCGACAGTCACAGGTCAGTTAGTAGCAACAAGTTTAGATATCTCTGGAAATGTGGACGTAGATGGTATATTAGAAGCTGATGCTATTACAGTTAATGGTACATCTTTAGCAAGCTCTGCTACTACAGATACAACTGATGCTAGTAACATTAGCTCTGGCACTTTACCTAACGCTAGACTTGATGCACAACTACAGGACGTTGCTGGTCTTGCTGTTACAAATGGTGGTTTTATTGTAGGTGATGGTTCAAACTTTGTTTTAGAAACAGGTTCTACAGCTAGAGCTTCATTAGAACTAGGAACTGCCTCAGTATTAGACACAGGCATTTCTAATACTAATGTTCCCAAGTTTACTAGCGGTGTAGCAGATAATGATTTTTTACGAGTAGATGGCACATCAATCGAAGGTCGTTCTGCTAGTGAAGTGTTATCAGATATATCCGCTATGCCGTTAGCTGGGGGAACGTTTGCTGGTGATGTTACTTTTACAGGTGCAAATTATAATATTGTTTTTGATAGCTCTGATGATGCATTAGAATTTGCTGACAATGCAAAAGCAACTTTTGGAGCGGGTGCTGACTTAGAAATATATCATACTGGTAATTCATCTAACATTAAAGAAAACGGCACTGGTAACTTAAATATCTGGGGTGACAACATTGTTTTCTACAATTCCGCAGGTAGTGAATTTAAAGGAATTTTCGCTACTGATGGTGCAACTTCGCTTTATCATGATGGCTCAAAAAGATTTGAAACAACAAGCAGTGGAACAACCACAACAGGCACATCATATATCACTGGAAATGTTGTATTTGAAGGTTCTACTGCTGACGCATATGAAACCACCCTGACTGTTACTGACCCCACAGCGGATCGAACCGTTACTTTGCCAAATGCCACAGGCACTGTTCTCACAACAGGTAACTCAGACACCCCAACCACCACCACGTCAAGCAGTGACGCAGACTTCGTTCTTATAGATGATGGTGGCACAATGAAAAAGATTACCCCTGCGAATCTTGGAATAAGCCAGACAACGGGCGCATCAAAAGGATTTGCCGTAGCTATGGCGATAGCATTATAAGAGGAGAACATGGCACAAGATTTTGAGAGAAGCATAGCAAGAAACATAGGCACATCAGCAAGTACATTGCGAACTGCTAACTCAGATGATGCAGTGGTAGGAATAAACCTCGCTAATGTAACGACATCACAGATACTCGTAGATGTCTACATAACAGTCAGCAGTGCTGATTATTACATTGTTAAAAATGCCCCTATTCCTACAGGTTCATCTCTTCAGGTTCTTGATGGAGGAGCTAAAATTGTTCTACAGTCTGGGGATGCTTTAAAGGTTGTGAGTAACACAGCGAGTAGCTGTGATGCATGGATATCTGTTGTTGATACTATAAGTGAGTAATTATTATGCCGTATATTGGTGGAACACCCACAGCAAATTTTGTAGATATCCCATCTGTGGAGAGATTTAATGGAAACAATTCTACTACCTCTTTTACCTTATCTAGAACAGTAGGAAACGACCAGGATATTGTTGTTTCTGTTGATGGCGTTATTCAAGATACAAATAAATATAGCGTAAGTGGTACAACACTTAGCTTTAGCACTGCTCCTTCTACAGGCACAGGTAATATCTTTGTAAACTTTCTTGGTCTTAATATTGCCACAGTTACACCTCCAACAGCTAACAAATCTGATTTTGTTGGTGGTGGAATGTTTCGTGTTAATGATAAGACAGTTGGTTCAGATGTCACAATAGGTGGTGCAGAAAACGCTAGTGCAACTGGCCCTATTACAGTCAACTCTAATGTCACTTTACAAGTAGAAGATGGCGGTACTTTGGTAATAATATGAGTACATTAATAGCAACAACTATTAAAGCAACAACCCTACAAACATCTGCTGGTGGTGCAGTTACGCTTACTAAGCAAGAAGGCACAAAAGCATGGTGTTATTTTAATGGAAGTGGCACTGTTGCGGTCAATGATAGCTTCAATGAAGCTAGTTTAACTGATGAAGGAACTGGTAGGTATACAATAGCGTTTACTAATTCTATGGGAAACACAAATTATGCGGTTACTTATAAAGGTGGCACTACTTATAATGGAGCAAATTCTAATAGAGAAGTAGAGTCACCAACTTTATCTACAGGTTCTATGGAATTATATAGTGGCTCTTCAGGTACAGGAGCAATTGATGTAGCAAATTATCACAGTCATGTTCATGGAGACTTAGCGTGAGTGAGATACGAGTAGACAAAATCTCAGGCAAGACCTCTGCTAATGCTGTTACAGTGACAGGCGAAAATGGCAGTACGCAAACATCTCTGCAACAAGGATTATGTAAAGCTTGGGTAACAATGGATTCAGATGCTGCAACGGTTGTTGCTTTTGATTCATTTAATACTAGTTCTGTTACCGATGATGCAACTGGTAAATACGGTGCAAATATTAACTCAAACATGAACAATGCACATTATTATGAAATTGGTTGTGGTTGTAATAATGTTGATGATGGTAATGATTACAACAGATATGTTGGAGTGAGTCATGGATTTGGAAGCATAGATGCTGAAAGAACAACCTCTGTTGCGAAGATAGGTGCTTATAATAGCGGATTTGTAGACGTTCAAACTGTAGGTGTTTCATGTCATGGAGACTTAGCATGAGTACCTTAAAAGTAGATAATCTCCTGTTGTTAGATAATACTAAAGGCACTGGTAGAATACTTGAGATGGTTGGCGGTATTTGTGATGGTCAATCTATTACTACACTTAGTGGCACATATTCTTTAGAAAATGTAACAAGTTCTCAAACTCTTTCTACAAGCTATGCTGACCAGAAAGGTTCATCAATTACTTACAAACCGCCTGAAGGAACAAAACAAGTAATATACAAATTATCATTTATGATGACTCATGTTGATACTCATGGCTTATCACATCATAGATTTTATATAGATGATGATGAAGTAACTGATGCAAGAACTACTTATGGAGGACAATATCAACAGTTACAAGCTAGTTTTGAATGGATAATACCAATAGGAGGAGCTGCAGATGTTGGTACAACGGGCAGACTATCAAGTTGGACTACTCTTAAAACTTTAAAAATACAGGCTAGAGATTATAGCAGTAGCAATGATGCCATACTTCATAGCACTCAACATTGGGATGGTAGTGGAACAGATGTGTTTCACAGACCTAAAATATCAGTAACAGCTATAGGATAAACAATGGATACACCACAGTTTCAAGGCATACATTTATTTGACAGGCTATGTTGGGCTAAAGAAAACCTAGACGGAGTGCAATCAGACTACCGTGTTGTATATGAGGACAAGATAGACGAATGTGCAAAGATACTTGTTCCTGACCCTAATTGGATGGCGTGTGCTTTACAGGGTGGTATATTGCCTCCTGTTTGGGTATACTGGGAATTAAAGAAAGATGAATCTCAACCTGATTTTAAGAAGCATACTCGTGGGTATTTGTTACATCAGACAGAGCCTATCAAGGCGATGACAGAGGAAGAAGCAATGGAATACTTAATTCAGAAGGACATACCAGAACACGTTTGGAAGAATTGGGATGAAGGTAATCGTCCAAAGATGGTTATCTGTAGGAAGAATCAACTTCCTGCAACAAGAGAGTGGAGAAACGCTTGGCGTATCTCTGAAGAACTAGCCGCGTAAAGGAGATTTAGATGGCTGTAACAACATATATAGTAGATAAGGACGGCAATCAGGCAAATGCCGCTAGTGTTACTAAGCCGTCTGATCGTCATTTTCGTGGTGCTTGGACACTTGATGGAAGTGTAATATCAGAAGACTTAGCCACTGCAAAAGAAATTTTTAAAGATAAAATAAGAGAGGTAAGAAAGCCTTTGTTAGAAGCAGAAGACGTTGTGTACATGAAGGCACTTGAGGCAGATGATGCAACAGCAAAGACTAATTCTGTAAATAAAAAGAAGGCTCTTCGTGATGCACCAGCGGCAAAAGCTATAACAGATGCTAAGACGATTGCAGAATTAAAGGCCGCCTGGGACACAAGTGTATTAGGGGCAAGCCCATACGCATAGGAGTAGGCTATGGCACTGACACAAGTTAGACCAGCAGGAATAGCTCCTTCAAGTGGAAGAACTTTGGAGACACTTGCCGCTTTGTGTGATGGTCAAAGTTACACCGTATCAAGTGGTACATATACTACCACAAATGTTACAGCAGTACAAAATGGCACAACGTCTTATGTAGATATTTCAGGAAGCTCAATAGATTATACTCCACCAACAGGAGCGACTTGTGTGATATATGAATTTTCTTATTTAGTAGCTAATGTTGACCAGAATGGCATACATCATCAAAAATTTTTTATAGATAGTAACGAAGTTGTTGATGCTAGAGTGACGGAATCAGGTGGGTATGAAGGGACACAAGTTAATTTTAAGTGGGTAATTCCTATAGGTGGCACAGCCGACACAGACACTGGAAGACAATCTTCTTGGTCTTCTGCCAAAACATTGAAATTACAATTTAGAGAATATGGAAGTAGTAACGAGATGAAATTACATCAGACAATATACTGGGATGGAGCCGCTAGTTCTCAGTTTCACAGGCCGCAAATAAAAATTACAGCTTTAGGATGATTGAATGCCATATATAGGAAAAAGTCCAACAAACGGTGTAAGAACGAGATTTTTGTATACAGCTACAGATGGGCAGACAGCATTTTCTGGAAGTGATAGTGCCTCTAACACCCTTACATACACAGATGGTATGTTTATGGACGTATATCAAAACGGTGTCTTGCTTAAACCAACCACTGACTATGCGGCAACAAATGGCACAACTGTAACGCTAACAACAGGCGCACAAGGTAACGATGTTCTTGAGATGGTTGTTTATGATGTATTTAGTGTGCCAGAAACATATACCAAAACAGAGTCTGACACTCGATATCCATTTAAAGGTAATAATAGTATTATACGTCTTAATGGTCAAACAATAAGCAATGACCTTACGATTGATGCAGATGAGAATGGTATGTCAGCAGGTCCTATTACACAGAGTGCTACAGTCACTGTTAATGGCTACTGGAGTATTGTATGACCAGTGTATTAAATGTAGATACGATTGCGGCAAAAGATGGCACTAGTCCTGTTGGTTTGACTAAACTACAAGCACTTCATATTAGAAATGCCTTCAACTTATCCTCTACAACAAGATATGATATGGCACAAAATACTGCAAGCAGTGAAAATTTCAATGTAAGTTCTAATTCTGATGACGGAACTGGATTATCAACAGCAAACGTTACAAATAACTTGTCTACTAATCAATTTATTATAACTGGTATTACTCTGGAAACTAATAACTGCATTACCCATAGACCCTCTTCTACTACTAGTTCTGTTTTAACAAGAACAAACGATGCAGATAGTAATGCCGCCCAAGATAACCTACACTATTTTCTTCTTTCTGGGAGTCTCGCATAATGGCTAGTGAACTAAAAGTAGATAAAATTACAGGGGTTGCTACGGCTGGGTCAATAGATGTGACAGGCGAAGGCAACAGTACGACTACGAATCTTCAGCAAGGTTTATTAAAAGCATGGACAGTAAGTGCAAGTTCGAGTGCAGGAACTGTTGGGGATAGTTTTAATAATAGTAGTTTTAGTGATGATAACTCAGGTCGAACAACTATAACTTTAACAAACCCAATGAACACAGCTACCGATTGGTGTGTAACACAAGGTACTATAGCTAATTATCCTTATCATGCTAACGCAAAAACTGCTAGTACATTTGGTTTAGAAACTGTGAATTATTCTGGAAATTATGCAGATGGTTCTTCAAATGGTATGTGTTCAGGAGATTTAGCATGAGTAGGGCATCTGACTTAGCAAATCTCATAGCAAGTGGTAGCACTACAATCTTTGGTGAAGCTGGTGTTACATCTAGCGATTCTACTGGCAAGACTACAAATTTACAGCAAGGGTTGGCAAAATGTTGGTCTAATTTTAATGGAACGGATGATACCATAAGAGACAGTTTAAATGTGGCTACTTTAACAGATAGAGGTAGTGGTCTTTGGACTTTAACAGTAACTAATAATTTTGGGAATGATGATTATTCAGGTTCAGGTTCTGCGGCTGATTCTTATCCTGATGCAGACGCAAGAAATAGAATGATTTTGAATATGCCTAATTCTGCTTCTGAAATTTATATAAATGGTTTTACTACAGATGGTGGTGCTGACTCTACTTTGGTTTATATAAGTAGTTCTAATCACGGAGATTTAGCGTAATGGCAAGCGAACTTAGAGTAAATACACTAAAGGATGCCAGTGGTAATAACTCTATTGCTACTTCTTTTGTAGCAGGGGGTAGTGCTAAAGCATATGGAATGATTGATGGTACAGGGACAGCAGAAGTAATTACAAATTCTTCTTTAAATGCCACTACAATGACAGACAACGGAACTGGTGATTATACTTTCAATTTAACTAGTAACATGGGTAACACCACTTATATGTTTGTGATAAACAGTCATAATGAGACAACAGGTGTTAGTGCTAGAACTTCCTCTAAATATACAGATGGACAAACTGCTGGGGCGTTTAGATTTACTGTTGGATATCCAAGCAATACATCTGGTGGAGCAACAGTATACGATGAAGATTTTAATCCAATACTGCTGTTTGGAGACTTAGCATAGGAGGATAAATGTTTTTTGGCGCAGTAGCATTTGCTGAAGACTCCTTTGCTTCTCTTGGCACAATCGGTGCTCTAGTTGAAGTTCCTGTAACAGGGGTATCTGCTACAGCGAGTTTAGGTAACGAGTCGGTAGCCACCGATTTAAATGCTGTTGCAGCACCTTCTGGGGTGTCTGCCACAATTAGTTTGGGTAATGAAACCGTAATCACATCTGTAGCTTTTGATGTAACAGGTGTATCTTCCACATCTTCTTTAGGAAATGAAACTGTAACGGGGTCCTCTACGACTGCTTCTACAGGTGTTGAAGCGACAGGAGGAACAGGTTCACCAACAATTATAGGGGCTGGTGTAGCTGGAGTATCTGGGCAAGCTGTAACAAGTGGTTTAGGTGATGAGTCCGTAGTAGGAGATGCTAATGTTTCTGTGACAGGTGTATCTGCTACCACTGCACTTGGAGAAGAAGAAGTCATTATTCCTGTAATGGCTACAGGTGTATCTGCTACGGGTAGTGTAGGCAACGAAACGGTTGTTGGCTCTGCTCTTGTAAGTTTAACAGGTGTATCTGCTACCGCCTCGGTGGGCAACGAAACAGTTGCTATTTCGGTAGTTACAGAACCGACAGGGGTAAGCGCAACTACAGATACAGGAGATGTAGACTTTTCTCTTTCTTGCACTGTCTTTCCTTCTGGTGAGGAGGGCACAACATCACTTGGGGATGAAGCTGTAAGTATTTCTGTTGGTGTTGCAGCAACAGGAGTAAGCGCAACTACAGGTTTGGGTGATGAAAGCATATTATTATCCATTCTATTTGCTGTTTCTGGTGTGGAAGGGACCACATCAGTAGGCGATGAAACCGTAACAGGTGATGCTACATTTGAGCCTACAGGAGTTGAAGGAACAACAAGTCTTGGCAATGAAACAGTAGAATTAATCACAGCCGTTGATGTTACGGGCGTTGAAGCCCTTGCCGAGGTTCTAGGAGAGTCTGCTTTAACCTTTAGGTTAGATGCCATCTTTTCTGTAACAGGATTGTCAACCACAGGAAATATTGGTAATGTGTTGGTGTATGGTGACATTAGAATAGACACATCTGATACATACTCTGAGGTAACAGCAAGTCAAACGCCAAACTATTCAACAGTCACACCAGATCAAAACCCTGTTTGGGATGAGGAGGCCGCTTAATGGCAAGTACATTTACAACTAATACGGGTATTGAACAGCCTGGTGTAGGAGAACAATCAGGCACATGGGGTACCACAACTAACGAAAATTTTGAAATCATTGATAGAGCTTTGAGTGGCGTTAAAAACATAGCTTTAACAACAAATTCTCCTTCTAGTTCAATTAACACAGATACTAATACTGGTGCTTTAACTGATGGGATGTTTAGGGTGTTTCAATACACAGGATCATTAAATGCTGAACACACAGTTACGATTTCCCCAAATACGGCTGCTAAAGTATATATAATCTTTAACAATACTTCTGGTGGTCAAAATTTAAAATTTTTGCAAGGTGATGGAGGCACTGGCCGTGAAGTTACCGTTGTTCCTGGAGAAATAGCTTGGATATATGCTGACGGTAATGCAGAAGATGCGATTGTTAGAAAAGTGGAGCTTAGTAAACTCACAACGGCCCTAGACGTTAATGGTCAAAACATAACAAGCGCAAGCAACGGAAACGTAGTTATATCACCAAACGGTACAGGAGATGTGCAGCTTGATGCAGATACTGTTAGAGTGGGCGATAGTGATGCTGCTGCAAACATTGCTAGTAATGGAAATAATAATCTTATACTAAAGACAGGTAATGCTACGACAGGAAGTATGACGATAGTGGATGGAGCAAATGGCAACATTTCTCTTGCTCCAGATAACACAGGTTTTGTTGGTGTCCCAAATATTGTTTTTAACACTGCTCTTGATGCTACGGATGCTGTTGGTGAAAATAACTGGGTAATAAAGCTAACCAGTGGTAATTTAATTTTTGAGAATAATGGCAGTGCAAAGATGAAATTAGATACGAATGGCAATCTTACTGTTGTGGGTGATGTAACAGCTTCAGGATCATTGTAATGTCAGCACTTCCGCAGACAGGGGCAATAAGTCTTATTCAAATAGCAAATGAGTTTGGTGTTACTTCTGGTGCGAGAAGCCTAAAATCATTTTATCGAGGTGGATCAAATGTATCTGACACTGAAGTTGTAACTACCAGTGCTACTAATGCACCTTCTAATAATACTCCTGTGTCTAACTTTGCTGGTGTTACAGGTTTAACTTTATCGGCTGATTTAACGACATTATCTACTGATGGTAATGGTAGAGCTTTAATTTATATCGCTAGTAATGATGCAGCAGATAGAACATTAGCTTTAAATAGCACCTATAGTTATGAAGCAAATGATATTCTTGAGGTTTATGTTAAAAATGCTGGTGGACAAACCAGTAGAGTGACTGGCACTTACACGAGTGGAACAATTAGTACCAGCCCGATAACAAGACAAGGGGATAACCCTGGTCATGCCACTGTAACTAACACTGGCTTTAGTGTGCAAGGGTCAGACCCAGGTGTTAATTCACAAACAAGTGAAACTAGTTTTTTTACAACTAATATTACAGGTGCAGGGGTTTTAGATTTAACTTCTATATCTGGTAATCTTAATCCAGTACTACAATACATGACTGCTTATGTAAGAGTAAATCCTGGATCAGACGGTCAAGCAGTAACAGTGGTGCGAGATGATGGTACATTATTTACAAATAATTCTGCGTATGCCGTTAATATAACAGGAAATGCTACAAACACTGTTCAAGTTGGAGGTACGTTAACAGGAGCTTTTCCTGATTCAAACAATCAATATACCTGTTCTTATACTCCTGTAAGTAATGATCAAACAGCAACTACTGCTCCTCCTACGGGTGACTCACCAGTAAATAACTTTGGTGGTATTACAGGTCTAACGTGTACAAAAATTGCAAGTAATGCTTCAGGACTTAGTAATACAAACACTGCTCAAACAGTTACATTGACTTCTGGTGTTTATTATAACTTCACTGCTAAAGTGGTTTGGAATATGATAGGTGGTTCTGCTTACAACAAGAGCCTTGCATATGGTGGATATAGAATGGGTTCTGATAGAGCCGATAGCGGTGTAACAGTTGGAGTAAGTGTGAGCGCAACTGGGTCATCTAATGCTGCTACAAACAGAGATGCAGGCACATTTTATAATGGCGTTAGTCAAGGAGGTTCGTTTACGGGTCAACCGTTATTAGCTGTTTCTGATTTAGCCAGAGGTGGTGGAAGACACGCTCTAAATGCTCAAGTGAGTATTTCTATAACTGTGATAGGAACACCATCAGCCGATACAGTGCTTGACTTTTCTCCAGGTGCTAGTTCAGCACCATCTAGAAATACAGGCAATAGCACTTTTGGTTCACAAACGCTAACTAATTCTACGACATCGTTGTTTAATTTCACAAATAACACGGGTTTTCCTGTAACAATATCAGGTTCTGGAGTGACCACTACAACTATACCTGATGGTGGTACAAATAACGAAGCATTAGCCGAACCTAGTGGCAACTTTACTATTCAATATCAAATAGCTAATGCACAGGCGTTAAATGGTAATATACCTGAATCTGGTGCGATTAGTCTTACTAATTTTTATGGCACGGAGGACTTCTCTTAATGCCTTTAACCAAATTACAGTTTAGACCAGGAATAAACAAAGAGATATCTGAATACTCTAACGAAGGTGGTTGGATTGACGGAGACAAGATACGATTTCGTTTTGGTTATCCAGAGAAAATAGGTGGTTGGACTAAATACACAAGTAGCACTTATCTTGGTACACCCAGAACATTACACGCATGGATTACCCTAGCTGGAGACAGATACTTGTCTGTTGGCACAAATGTTAAATATTACATTGAGTCAGGCGGTGCATATAACGATATTACGCCTGTAAGACGAACAGTAAGACAGCCTTTTGTTATGACAGGCACTAGTTTGTCAGGAACAACAAGCGTTGGAACAGTGACAACCTTAATTATTACAGACGTTGCTAGTGCTGGTGCAGCGTCAGGAACAGACCTAACAATGCTTGTAGATGGTGTTGCGTCCACCTCTGAATTAGGAACACTTAGTTATGTAGGTCCAGAAAGTGAAAGACCATTAGGTATGACAAGTGCTCTTGGAACAGTAACTGTCGAAGCAGATGATGTGGTGGTTGTAGGTGATTAATGGCAGATATTAGTGTTACAGTTACAGGTGTTACAGCTACTGGTCGCACAGATGGCTTGCCTTTGTTTCAAACAAACACTGGGGGTGACATAAGATTTACTACATCTGCGTCTAGCACTTTAGTTGAAGTTGAAAACGCATCACATGGGTGTGTGTCTGGGGATTTTGTTACTTTCTCAAACGTCACTTTTGGAGGGGCAAGTCCTTCTCTTGTAACACAGTTAGAAAACAATCTAGAAATAACAGTTACAGGGACAAATACATTTACAGTAAATGTTGCATCTGCCACTGGCACTGACTTACGACTTGTAGGGGCTGCCGATGCTGACTTCATGTTAAACAAAGGCAGCGTCACACAGCTTTTAGGTACGGGCTGGGGTGCAGGACCTTGGGGTGCAGATGGTTGGGGCGATGCAGCAAGTGAGGCTGTTACGCTCTCAACTCAGTTACGTCTATGGCAACAAGACAACTTTGGGGAAGACTTAATTTTATTACCAAGAAACGGACAATTATACTATTGGGATAAAACGTTAGGGTTTAACACAAGACCACGTTCCCTTGATAGCTATACCTCTGCTGCGCCAACAAAAAGCAGAGAGGTTCTCGTTTCTGACAGAGACAGGCACGTTATTGTATTTGGAACCACGCCTTTAAACAGCACGGATCTTGACCCACTGCTCATACGTTTTAGTGACCAAGAGAATCCGTTTGATTGGACTCCTACTGCCACAAATACGGCTGGTGATTTAAGAGTTGGTAGTGGCTCTGAGATTGTCCAAGCCGTTGAGACAAGGCGTGAAATAATTGTGTTGACAGATACAAGCGTACACTCGATGCAGTTTTTAGGACCGCCTTTTACATTTGGCATATCACAGATAGCAGAAGGTACAACTATAAGAGGTATAAATGCTGCGGTAGCTATTAATGACGCTGTGTTCTGGATGGGTGTGGATAGATTTTACTTGTATGATGGTCGTGTGCAACCGATACCTTGCACTGTAAAAGACCATGTGTTCAATGACTTTGATGCAGCTAACTCTCAAAAAGTTATCGCTGGTAGAAACTCTGCCTATGGTGAGGTGGTATGGTATTATCCGTCTGAATCAGGTGGCACAGGTGAAAATGACCGATATGTTGTTTACAACTATGAAGAGAAGGTCTGGTATATCGGAAACTTAGCGCGTTCTGCATGGCTTGACAGAGGCATTTATGAGTATCCATTTGGTGCTACACATGATACAGACTCTGTTGCTGCAAGACAATTATACACACATGAGTTTGGTAATGATGCCGATGGTGCTGCGCTAGTGGCGTTTATTGATTCTGCTCCTATAGATATAGGTGATGGCGAACAGTTTTCTTTTGTACGCAGGATGATAGCAGATGTAGACTTTTCTAACTCTGATACGGGTGCAACCAAAGAAGCTACGTTTACACTGAAACGTAGAAATTCTCCTAATGAGACATTTACAACAACAGATACGTTTACTGTAACAAATACAAGCGGCCAAACGCATACTAGAGTTAGAGCACGTTCTTTGGGCTTGAAAGTACAATCAAACAATACAGGTGTTAACTGGAGACTTGGTTCAACAAGAATAGATATAAGAGGCGATGGTAGAAGATGAGTAGAGAATTAGCTCCAATACAGTTTGCTTTGCCCCCAGAAGAATATGACCGTGCTTATTTTGATGATGTTGTTCGCAGTTTATCTCAACTTGTGGTACAGATGAGAAACCCAGGTGAACTTAGAGGAACTAAAATTACGCTTACAGATTTACCCACATCTTCTGTTGGGTTAGAAACTGGAGCATTGTTTAATGATAACGGAACTGTTAAGATAGTGACATAATGGGATTATTTTCTAAGTTCAAAGATGCAGTAAGCGAAGCGTTACCTTTGATAGGTGGCACAATAGGCATGGCCTATGCTGGTCCTATTGGTGCTGCGTTTGGCTCTGGGATTGGAACTCTTGCTCAAGGCAGAGATATCGAAGATGCCATGAAAAATGCAGCCATAGGATATGGTGTAGGCAAAGTTGGTAGTGCCTTTGGTTTTGGAAAAGCTGCAACTCCTGGTAAGGGCGGTATTAAAGGATTTATACCTGGGCGTAACATGGAGGTTTTTGAGGGGGCTGGTCGTGAAGAAAGAATACAAGATTTTCTTGGGATTGGTTCAGATGCAACGGCACTTCCTGTCGATAAAGGAGCACTGGGTATTGGAGCGTTAGCCTTGGGTTCTTCTTTGTTTGCTGGTGAGCAAGAAAAAGAAGAGGACAACTTAGTTCCAGCGCAGGCAGAACCTGAAGGTGAAGCATTCGGCACGGTCACTGGACCATTGACCGGAGAGGTCTATGAAATTAACGATCCTGATGATTTAGCACGCTACAGAGCAGAGCAGACAAAAATACAGTCGCCAGACTTTACATATGATGATATAATCAGACAAAGATATAATTATAA